AAACTTAGTAGCCTGACCACCAGAAGGCTGCTGGCTAGTATACATAGCATTGATATTGTTACGAGACTGAGAAATAAGAACAAGCAAAGTTGGCTTAACTTTATTGTTTGCATAATTAAGCATTTTCCATGCGTTACTAAAGTCACGAGACTCTGCTCCAATCTGCTTTGTATTTTCCAAAGCCTTCATCTCATCAGTGTCCTTTTCAAAATAAATTGCAGGAAGCATTGATGTAATAGAGTCTACCACAATTAAATCTACCCCCGCATTCATTAGGGCTACTCCTACATCAACCATGTCACTGATTGTTCTAGCCTGTGAGTAGATTAATTTTTCTGGATCTACCCCCATCTTTCTAGCCCAGTCTTCTGAGTATGACATCTCTGAGTCAATCCAAGCACACAATTTACCTTCGGCTTGTGCAAGGGCAATCATCTGAAGACACATAGAAGACTTGGCAGAAGACTTGCTTCCCCAAATCAACACCTGTCTACCATATGGCAAGCCTCCACCTAACGCCTTGTTTAATCCGAAACTGGGTGTGGGCTGATATTCAAAGTTTACTCCGATACCACTGCCAAGTTTCTTTCTTAACTTTGGGTCTAACTGTGCTAATGCTTCTTCGATACTAACTGACATGTACATCCTCCAATGTTACGGTTCCGTCTTTTGTTTTTCCAAAATCAAACTTATAATACTTTCCTTCTTCAATATGCATGTATGCTTTTGCAAAAGATGTTGGAAATACTGTTATTGAGTGCAGATCTCTTTTTGTATCTGCCAAAGTTAGCGATGCCATCTTCTTCCCTGTCTTGGTGACTCTGGGCTTAAAAGAAACAACAAACATCTCATCATCTTTGTATGGCAATTGCTTATATCCTAAAAATTTAACCAATGCATGTGACGAACTTTTTATCTCGTCAGACGGTATGAAAGATACAATCCTATTATCGTTACAAAGGACCAAGTAAGAACGACCCGTCTCAATAGCGGTATTTTCATCATCAAATATACCGACAGACCCAGTCTTGTCCAAAATTTCAACTCGTGACCATCCTGTTCCCCTCTTAATAGATTTTACCATACCCATAAATATATAAGATCCCTTTTCTTCAAAATCAACAATATCCTGAATGAAGGCATAATAGTGTGAAGGTATTGTAATATTAAATTCTGGAAGATTTAAATATTCATATAAATTTTCTTTAATCTCTTGATCATTTCTAGGATTATCTGGAAATGTTGCTGCACCAATTACACGAAGTGCCTGAAGTGCACGAGAGTTTACTCCATTGCCCTTTGTGAAGGTAAACTCTTCAAGTTCTTTGTAAGACTTAAAAGGTCGTGCCGATATATATCGTTCTGCAATCTTATCAGAGATAAACTTGATTGCCGAGAGTCCAAACCGAATACCCTTACCCTCAATCTTAAAATCAATATCCGAATCGTTAATGTGAGGTAGTTTAATGCTAATACCCATTCTTTTCGCTTCAATAAGATATTCAGTTCTTGCATCTTTATCCTTTTCATTCTTTAGAAGTGCAAACATAAACTCTAGTGGATAATAATACTTTAGCCATGCAGTCCAATATGATAGCGTTGAGTATGCTACTGCATGGGACTTATTAAATGAATACCCTGCGTGAGCCTCAAAATCATGCCACAAGTCACGAGCATTGTTTGGGCTAATAAAACGAGAAGCACCCTCTACAAACTTATCCTTGAATATGTCAAACTCTTTAGCATCTTTTTTCTTACCAATAATCTTACGAACCTTGTCAGCCTCAGACATGGACATACCGCCAAGATGTACGCAAGCCTGCATAACCTGCTCTTGGTAAAGAATACAGCCATAGGTTTCTTCTGTAAATTCTTTTACAACTTGATGAATATAGGATATGTTCTGACGACCATGTTTACGATCAACATAATCTTTTCCAATTGTATTCATTGCGCCTGGACGAACAAGAGCATTTGAAGCAGCAAGTTCTGCTAGATTTTTTACACCCATCTTAATTAGTAGATTTGTATATGGTGCTGCTTCACACTGGAACACGCCCTTTGTATATCCATCTGACAGCATCTGATAAACATTTTTATCATCCATATCTATTTTAAGAAGGTCAATCTTTTTACCGTCACGCTCTTTAATTATGTTAATAGTGTCTTTTAGAACAGACAAAGTCTTTAGTCCTAATGCATCTATTTTAATAAGGCCAACCTTTTCAGCCTCTTCCATATCAATACCGACAACTGGTATGCGATCATCAGATCCAGGAGAAGAACGAGTTTCCAACGGTGCATACCTAAAAATTGGATCCTTACTAGTAACTACACCAGCAGCATGAATACCAGTTCCCCTAATACGACCACGAAGTTGTTCACCATATTCTTCTACCTCTGGATATTTTTCACGAAACTCTAATGTTGATTTTGATGTACAGTAATCATCCCACGAATCTACTGTCTTTAGAACCTTGTTTACATCTGACAAAGGAATGTTTAGAACTCTGGCAACGTCTCTAACAATTCCTTTACCAGTAAACTGAAGGAATGTTGCAATAGATGCTACATGTCGATACTGTCTTACAAGATAGTCTTTAACCTCTTCACGCCTAGTATCCTGAATATCTGTGTCAATATCTGGAAAGTCATTACGGTCTGGGTTAATAAATCGGAAGAACAATAGGTTGTGTTGAATTGGATCTATATCTGTAATTCCAAGGGCATAGCAAACCAAAGACCCAGCAGATGATCCACGACCAGGTCCAACTAGAATTTCTTCCTTCTTTGCCCAGTTAATCATGTTGCTAACAACCAAGAAGTATGGAGCAAACTTTTTATCCTTGATAATTTCCAACTCTTCGTTAAGCCTGTCTATATACTGCTTGTTTTCAGACAACCCTCTTGCTGTCAAACCTTCCAAAGCAATCTTTGCAAGTTCCTTATCTGGACTCTTATACTGAACTGGCAGCAAGTTTAAGCCTTCTTGAATTTCATAGTCTTCTACAGTGTCTGCAAGCGATAATGTGTTTGTGTATATATCTTCTCTATCAATACCCTGCGATTTCATGGCTGCCTTCATCTCTTCATAAGAAAGCAAATGAATATCAAACTTATTAAATGTTATCTCTCTATCTTTACCATAAAGCAAGTCCAGCCTGTCCATCATGTTAGAACACTTTGCCGACTTAGCATAAGAAACATCTTTAGAAAGTTTGGCATGGGTATTCATAATTAGTTTAAATTCTTGAATTTCTTTTTGCCCTGGGTGAGAATGATGGCAGTCTGGAGTAACAATAGCCTTAATGTTAAACTCATCTGCTAAATCCAAAAGGTATTTATTTATGTGGGCTTCGTTGTGTGGCATAACCTCAATATAATAATCACTGCCGAAGTTATCTTTAAACCAACTAATATACTTTTTAGCGAGTGCAAATTCTTCTTCTTCTAAAGCCTTTACTAGAACACTGCTTGGGCATGCAGAAGAAACAATAATTCCTTCTTTATATTTTTCTAATATCTTAAAATCAAACCTAGGCTTTTTAAAGAAGCCATCAGTCCATGCTATTTCGCTTATCTTATTTAGATTTTCTAAACCAATTTTATTCTTGGCTAGAAGGATAATGTGATTATAGACAAGATCTTGTTGACCTTCTCTTTCATTCTTATCACGCTTATCGGATATATCAGAACACATATATCCTTCTAGCCCAAGAATAGGCTTAATGCCCTTTGCTTTTGCAACTCGGTACAGTTCCCGATGCCCAGACAATGTTCCGTGATCTGTGATAGCCAATGCTGGCATACCAAGTTCAACTGCTCGGTCTACTAATTCTTCTGGAGTAGCAATCCCGTCAAAAAGACTAAAGTGGGTATGGACATGTAAGCCTACGTAGTTCATCTTACCAATCAGTGTTGGTGGACGAAGTTACTGACGGACCATCAAAGCCCAAGTAGAACGCTTCTTGTTCTGCGTAAGGAACCTTCTTAAGCGCTGACTCCAAAGGATATGGTTCGATACCCTTCCAGTCAAATGGCTCCTTGTCTGGTGCTGATGGAATAAGTGTATAGTTTGTTTCAGTTCCCTGGCCATTACGCTTCAACTTCCAAACTACATTTGAGATGCTTCCTGTTTCTAGGGCATACTCACGAATTGTATTAAATGATGATTGCTTGCTGATACCCATTGACCAGATAGCAACATATGGTGCCTCAATGCCGTCGTCGACTAGGACATTGCAATAAAAGCGAAGACGGCCACGCCATCCAGCCTTTGGATCTTTACGGTGCATTTCTTCAGCCCAGTCACGGCCTTCTGATTCCATAGTGTCTACAGCACGACGCTTATAGTCTTTTGGATTAACATGTTCTTTGACAACAAGAGCAAGTCCACGGCTATCGTTATAGTTAGCAGAGTCTTCGTCTAGTTCTTCAATGAAACGGATTTTTACTGACTGACCATCAGCAAGTTTTAGCCACTTGATCTTTGGTCCGTCGTTTTCATATTTTGGCTTATCGAGCAGGGCATTGATATTTTTTAGTCCCTTAATAACGCTCATAGTTTTCTCCTTTGTGTGTTTGTATTAGTTTAGCATAGACTCTATAGATTTGTCAAATGAAAAGTCTAAATCTTTTATTTCATTATCAGTCATATCGCCTATATCTTTATATTGTTTATTTAGTTTAACTATAGAAACACGAGATCCAAGTTTTTCAATTATCCTGTCTTTCATGTTTCCACCTGCCTCATCATTATCAGCAATAACAATAATGTTATTGAAATACTTTTGAAGCAATTCTATTTGTTTGCTAGAGACATTTGCGCCAAGCGTTGCCACTGCAGGCATTCCTAATTGATCTAGCCTGATAGCATCAAATGATGACTCCACAACATATACTCTATCAGATTTCTTTACACGATGCAAGTTAAAAAGGGTTTTGCTTTTTGGCAAACCTGGAGTATTCTTAAAATCTTTACCTTCAACTGATCTACCAACAAATCCCAAAGGGATTCCTTCTGGGCTATGAACTGGAACAGTAACCATGTCTTGTTTATCGGAATAGCCCAATGAGAACTTAGAAAATGATGGAGGATATATTTTTCTATATGAAAAATAGTTTTTTGGTCTTTCAGAGGCAACAAGGTTGTTGTGTAATCTTTTAATAATTAGTTCATCAAAAGGCTTATACTTTTCTTCTTCAACTAATGCACGATCAATATCTATAGCAAGATTACTCTGCTTTTCTTTGCTCTTGATAAACCTAGCAGCCTCAAAATAAGATCTTCCAGATGTGTGCATTACAAGTTCTATTAGATCTGCTGATTTTTGGCATGAAAAACAAAAAAACATTCCGCTATTTTTTTGAACTTCTCCTGCTGGGGTTCTGTGATTATTGTGAAAAGGACAAAATATTATAAAGTCTGCATCTAATTCTGATTCAACTGTTACGCCTGATCCCGTAAGGACTCTCTTGACTTGTTCTGCGGTATATTGATTGGATTGGTTCCGTCTACCCCTGCTATCCATTCGCTCTTCCTTTTCCCTGCGTAAACTCCGTGTATAGATAATTCAAACTCAAAAAACCCTTTTATCTCATTATACCTTATTGTGAAGTCTGGGTCAATATCAAATCTTGGAACATATCCACTCAGCCTCATTTCTGATACTAGCAATCTTATATATTCTATCTTTAATCTTCCTATTAAAGCCTCGTCCTGAATAACCCCATCAATATAAAACTTCCTCAAAGACTTATGATGATAAAAGTCTGGTGGTATGTTTTCCTTATTTTTTGGCATACCATATTATACCTACTTATCTTCAAAATCTTTGTACCTATAATAGCCTTTGTCAAAATCACACTGAACTAGGAAATCTCCCATAAAGCCATTTCTATTCTTTCTAAAAGCACACTCAATAATATCACTGTTTGTACCTCGCCCAAGGGCTAAGACCCAGTCAGCATCATACGCAATCTGCCTAGACCACGCTGTTTGACCAAGTGTTGGGACTGTAGACAAATCGTTTACATCGTCAGGTGTAGCAGAGGAGATAGCAATAATAGGAACCTCTTCGCCAATAGCCATGAGTTTGAGTTCTCTTGAAAGGTTCTTCATTCGTACCGTTTCATTATCTGACTTCTGATTAGGAGCCATTAACTGAAGGTAGTCAACGATTACAAAGTCTGGCTTATACTGATCGATCTTTCCACGAAGGACTGATGGATTAATTTCTCCACCCTGATCGTTTGAGATAATATGAAACTCTGGTTTACCCTGTAGATTTTTGGCATGCCAGTCTTTGAGCATATCTAACTCTACTTCTCCATTACTCAACTTTCTATGTGACCAACGGCCTTCACCCATAATTGTAAAGACACGATTACGCACCTCTGTCTCACTCATTTCAAGACTTATGACCAGTGGGCTACGACCCTGTTTCCAGGCCTGTACAGCGAAATAGAGAGCCAACCACGACTTTCCGATACCTGGATATGCCAAGAAGACTCCCAACTGCCCTGGCATGATTCCAGAGGGTAGGTAGTTATCAAATCCTGGCAGGCCAGTCTTGATGCCAATATGACCTAGTGCTTGTTGCTTCTTTACATTTTCAAAATATGCGATAGCAGACTCTAGGTCAGTAACATCAATATCACGAATAGCAGCAGTGTTCTTTTTTAACTCTGAGGTCTGTGTTATTAGATTTTCTAAAGCCTTGTTGCCCTCACCCTGTTGAACATCACTAGCAGCAGATCTTAAAATATCTTTTAGGCTATCTCTTAAATATTCTCCCTGAAGTTCATCAAGATGGTGCTTGGTTGCACCCACCCCTGGAACTGGGTCAAAGTCTCTGAACTTTTCACTAACTAGGTCAACTGGCGGTAGCGATGAGTTGTTTTCAAAATAAAGCCTGATAAAGTTCCAAATATCTGCATGTGTTCTGAGAAGATTTTCTACATTGGCCTGAAGAAGAACATGTATTTGTTTATCTTGCAATACAGCAGTTATTAGTTTTGATTCTGTGCTATTCACTTAACCACTCCTTTGCCATTATTCTACGCTCTGCTCTTTCTGCATCGTCCCGCTCTTTGTCTAATTTTATTTGAAGTATTTTTTCTGCGTTGTATGCAAAGTAATTCCAAGAAGGGGAATGAGCGATGCTGAAATAATAATTGAGTAAATCATAACAACCGATCATTCCGTAAGACTCAATAAGTGCATCAGCAGCCCACTGCTCTACATTAAGATTAAGAGACGGCTTCTGCTCATATCGCTGTGTGTGCAACTTACCATAACGACTAAGCAAAGCCATACGGTCTTTGCGTTCAGCCATTACTTTGCTTCTGCTTCAGTCTGTGCTTCTAGAATTTTTGCTGTAAGTTTATCTTCAACAAACTTATAAACACGCTCAAAAGCCTGATCTGTATTTTCGCCATCTCGCTTTGAGTCAGTTACGCCAAGGTCTAGCCTTAGTGATTGAAAGTTGCCTAGATTTAAAGTGTATCCTAGAGTTACGGACACCTTAGTTGGTTCATTTTCCATTCTTATACCCTTCGCTAAATAGACTCACTCCATACAGGAATGAATCGTCCATCTTCTGTTTTCGTATATGTAAGTATACCATCGCCCATTCTTCTTGTCAACTCTTGTTTGCTGGGCGTAATATCATTTGTAATTAATCCATCTTTTCTTGGTCTACCAATATGGTATGTAGCCAGTATATCACGAATCTCTTTTACTTGCGATTCTGAATAATATGATCTAACCCTAAAACCTCGTTCTCCGCCTTTTTGAGATCCCCTTGGAAATGGAATAACTCCTCTACGCATAAGAGATGGCATATATTTTTTATGACGATTAACTAAATTAGCAGTCTCTCCAACTGTGTATGCTCGCTCTCTATTTTTTTTAAAATCACTAATTAAACAACTTTCAATTCTATCTTTATTTATATTATAAACAGACATTATCCCATTAGACTTATTTAAATGATGTATTCTAACAAGGTCCCCGTTTAAAAACCAAACTTTTTTGTTCCCTGAAATTACAGGGAGGACATTGTAACCTTCGCTCTCAATTGTTCCCTTTTTAACAGCCACATGCCCTCCTGTGAATTACTAGGCGGATGAAAAAATGTTCTCGATCCGCAAGACATACAATATAGTTCTAAGTTATTTATTTGTGAATATTGCCTATCGACAAACATTCTTCCTTTACATCTTTTACAATAAATCATTAATTAGGAATTCCCACTATCAATAAGTTAACACCGACAGTAGTGTCTCCGCCAACATTAAACTTTACAACTCCTTCAATCTTCGATGTTGAAATACTTAATAGGGTAACCGTAACATCTTTTCCAGCATCTGTATTTCCAATATTAATTGGAGTTGCAGTAACAACTGGAGGAAACTTAAACTCGCTTGGCAAACTATATGAAAATGATTGGGTAGATCCTGCTGTTTGAGATGAGCCAGAAGTTACTTGAACGTAGCCCCCTATAATTCTTGCCTCAGACGTTTTTACGCTCTGCTTGCCAGAGTTTGGGGTGTCTACCGTAACATACTTATATATTGATGTAGACGCTTGACTGGAAAGATCATTGAGTGCCTTAACTATCTGATAAAGATATGTTACATCTAAAGGCTGCCCCCGTTCGGGTAAAGGTAATATTGCCATAATATAATTATACCAGACTGACTATTCCAGAATCATATATTTTTAAATCAGGATTTAAAGATGGGTTAACGGATGATGCCTGAACAACAACACGCACAGATGTGGTTCCAGTTTTAATAAACGAATAATTTGAAGATCCTGTAGAGGCCCTAAATGTTGGAACAGAAGAGTCAAAGCCTATAAAAACATCATAGAGTATTTGAGTTGATATTTCTCCAGCAGACCAGTTAACCATTATTGTGTTTCCAACAATATTTATATCTCCAACACCAAGAAGAACTTCTCCAGATTCAGCAACAAATATTTGAGAATATGCAGACTTTCTATTTTTATCATCTGATATTATTCTAAATCTTAAAACAACAGAATTGTTTTCAGTAACCTTTCCCAAAGAATCTTTTTTAATAATAACATTTTTTATTCCTTTATCTGGAGTTTTACTCATGGTTAAACATCCAATACAAATCTAAACTCTATATAATTGGTTGTGTTGGCTGATTTTATAATTGGTCTTGCCTGAACATTTTTAATTATAGAGTAGCCAGTTAGACCGTACAAAGAGTTTGTTGATGTAGTGTTTTCAAGCCTTAGTCCGTCTAGGCATACATAAAAAGAATCCGATGGAAGATTATTTTTAGTAACACAAGCATAAATTTTTACAGAGGATACATCTGGCCAGTTAAATCTCAAACTTTTGTCTAACTCTTGAAATGTTCTTTTTGCTACAATATATCTGTTGTTTGCAAAGTTGTGCTTATCTTCTGATATACCTTGTGCATAATTAATATCATCAATGTCAACTACAAACTTTGCATATTGTATCGTTGCTGCTGGCCCAGTATGAGAAAACTCTACCAATATTTTTACATTATCTGGAACAGTTAGGGAGTTTGCCACCTTGCTTACAACAGAAAAAGAAAGTCTTAGTTCGTCCAAGGGGCTGTTCTTGCTAAAATCTGACGATGGATTATCTAACACTATATAGTCTGAATCATTTGACTTAATCATCCCACCTTCAATGTTGTATTGAAGAGAAGAAGAGTCTCCTCTGATTGCGATTATATTATTTAAAAATCTACATCTTTCGTTTCTATTAACTCTATCTGCTTGGGTAAAAACTCTATTGTCTGCATTTGTAGAAAAAATCTTTGATGTTTGGTTTATCGTTCCATTATTGCTATCGCCGTCTAATGGACTATATTCTACAGGAATGTCTATTGGAGAGGCTCCATCAACACTATACCGCCAATTATCCGTATCTGCAAAAGAATAAACTACCCTGCTATCAAATGATCCAGCCACTGGATTTGAGCCTGCAGAAAAAATACCAACTTCAGTAATCTCATATCTTTCTTCCGTAGGTAGTTCTGCTGTCAGTACTACTTTTGACAAACCATTTTCATTTACGAATCCCCTAGAAATAATAGGAGCACGGAACATTTCAAAATCTAAAGACTCTTTATTTTTTAATGTTGTTAACTCTTGAGGGGAAAATGTATAGTCAGAAACAACTGGCTTGGCTCCACAGCCTACGGCAATGTGGGACGCATACGATGGCGTCTGCCCAACAAGGTACTTTGCTAAAAGATTTTTTCCTATATTAGTTATCATTGGCTGCTCCCATAGTATATTGTATCATCAAAAATGTTCCCAGCGGTCAATATCTCTACTTCCACCTGCTCATTTTCTTTCATGTTTATAAGATTAATTACAAGGTCTCCAGTGATTGGATCTACGTATATAGACTTACAGTTTGGTGTTTTTGTCCATTTGGTCTTATCTGGCTCATTTGGATTACTTACTGGTGGTGCAATATCATATCCAGTACCGCATACTGGAAGACGATCAAGGATAGAAAGTGACAGTGACTTAAAATAAGAGTCTGCAGACTGAAGCCTTAAAACATTATTTGGGTTGTACTGTAAATACAAATCTGTTAAATTTTTAATTGGTGCATATATAACCTTTTGACCATTTATTAGGTCATGTCTAGAAATTGTTGCAAGTTCGTATCCACCAATATCTTCAAAAATTAAGTCAGTCATTATCTCTATTGACATTGTTTCGTCATTTGATAATATTAAATCTGGCGTTGCAATCTTAACACCGTCATCATTATTTTTTGGGGATGGCTCTGGTATTGCTGCTACAGCAGAAAGATAAATTGGGTCTACAGAACTAATTGGGCTTGACATTAAACCACCTCACTTAAAAATAAAGTCATTGAAGGACCGTCAGAACTTCTTGAGAATTCAATATTGTATACAACAAATCTATTATTTGGATTTGACGCCATGCTTATATCGTTCTCTTTGTAGTCTACGCTAACGATGTCTCCTAGTTGTATTGTTGGAATTGCAAATATTTGAGCCCCAATAGATCTTCTAGGCTTTGCTATTTTTTCAATTAGCCATTCCATTAAACTGTTTGCTTCATCTTGAGACTGTATATATGTTGTATCTATAGCAAAATCTTTTTTACCGTAGGTCATTCTGCTAAGTTTAATATCTTGATAGTCTTGTTTGAATTTATATGGATTTGATATAAGTTTATCTGCAACAAACTGTGGATTAGAAACAAGACTGTTCTTGTTAAAATATTCATCAACTGTAAGATTGTTATCAGACTGCTGAGTAAATGTAATTCCCTGAATTCTCAAATAGTTTCCGCTAGTTTCATCTAATGACAAAGGTGCATCGGTTGTATTAAAAATTAAAAACTCTGCTCCGTAGGATCCTGCTCTAAAACCAGATACTGCATAACCTTTCATTTTATTAAATGTTGGAGAAATTTTTGCACTAAGTGCTGGATATGCTTTATCGTATTTAAAGTTAAATGCTGCTAATTCTCTCATAATACTTCCAAACTCTTCAAAGTAGATATCATATTTTGGTGGCTCAGAAGAACTAATACCAGTTAAATAAGTATTTTGTATCAATCCGCTTATAGAGTATTTTCTAAACGACTCATTGACATCTAACTCTGAGTCTCCAAAAACAGAGTTGACTGGAGCACCCAAACGGAAAGATGTGTTTTGAGAATAGTTATTGCATAGAGCGTATACATTTTCAAACATTGCTCTTGAAGATCCTCTTGTAAATAGTGCAATATTTGAGTATGCTGGAAGCGGATCTGTATCATCTACAGTCTTTATCATAACGCCATTTAAATATAAGTAGAACCTTCTTGTTGTTCCTATGTCTTCGTATTCTACTGCTAAATCATATACCGTCGGATTTTCCTCAGCAAAACTTCTTGACTGCCCAGTAAATTTTCCGTCATCAACTGTGATTTGTCCCAAACCATCCCAAAGTTTAACTGGAACTGCGGATCCATTGTTAGACTTTATTTTATAAAAAAATACATTGCTAACGCCCTGCTTTTCTGTGTCTGATAGTTTACCCAATCCTAACGCTGCTATCTCAAAATAGTATCCAACATTTGTAGCAGGATTAAGCATTATTGCTATACCTGCAGATCCTCCAGAAATATTAATATTTTTATCTGGCGTAGTTCCATTCACTACAAAATATGTTGAAGATCCATTGGAGGTTTGTCCTCTGTCTTGATTATTTTCTATCTTACCAACAATTCTCATTCTTGTTCCAAAATGTTTATATTTTTTATTTTCTAAAGATTTATGAACATAAGAAATAAAGTTTCTTGGTTTTTCCTTTGTTGTAAAGTTTGGACCAGTTAAAGATAAAGCAGAAGACTGAATTGATCCAGGCTGTTGTTGGGTTTGTGTTGTTATTTCTCCAGTAAGTGTTGTAGAGAAAAAGTTTTTTATAAGACCAGTTCTTGTAGAAGTTCTTCCTATGGCATCCGCAGAAACACCTGTGTCTGTTGTTTTGCCTGCAGAAGAAACTGTTGTTGCAGGAATTGGGGTTTTGTTATCAAAAAGATATTCAGAAGCCATATAGCACCCCTTAGCATTGTCATCAGACTTCCAGTAATCAGATATGCCAGCAGTATGTTCTACTACATTTGTTCCAAATTGACCACGACCATGCTTTACTACTGGCCCATTTTGAAGTTTTATTACGCCACCCTGCTCAAAATACTTTGGCTCTGAGTAAATTCTTACTAGACCTGTTGGATATATTTTCCCGTTAAAAGGTAGTTTGGCAAAATAGTATTGGTAGTCTTCAATAGAAGTTATCCAGACATTTCCAAATCCAGTAACATTGTGCTGAACGGCATCGTATTTTATGATTTCTCCTTGAGAATAAAAGTACCCGTTATATCTGGCAATCCAAAACACTGCCTCGCCTAAACTAAAAGTATTATTTATAACAACATTATTTTTTACAACTGGAACATCTGCAGAAAGGTTTGCATTTAGTGGAATTGCTGTAAGAAGATAAGAAGATTGGGTTCCAATCTCATTATTCAAAGACTTTGTATTTTCAGTTCCAGAAACCTCCCAGAGGAGTGCTGGTTTATAGGTATAGTATCTTTCTTCATCTAAAAGGTTGGCCTGTTTTATAGATCCTATTGATCTTTGAATATGTCTTGGAGTATAGTTAATTACTCCATCATTATATACAATGTTAGACTGAGCAGAAACAGAAATAATATTTGCAAGTTTAGATTTTTCCAAAGTTTTATTTGTAATTTCTCTATCTTCAAACAAATCATTTGTTCCTTTAAGTGCAAAGGTTGTTGGCCTCTGTTCTTTGGTTGGCATTATGTAGTTTTTGCTCATCATAACAAAATTATTATATTCATCAAAAAACATTGCCGTTTGTGTAGAAACTGCTATGTCTTGAAGAATTTCTGCAACGCTTCTGTCTGGAGGAATGAAAAAATATGGAATTATTACTTCTTTTTCATTGGCCACTCTTTTAAAAGTATAGTTAGAAAATCCAATATAGTCAAGCAAAAGGGAAACTGCAGAACTAACAGAAACTTCAGTCATTAATATTTGTGGCGCTGTTATTGATTCTAAATACCAATATAGATCTCTTAAGGATATTGAAATTCTTTTGTTCACAACATCAGACTTTGGAAATGAGTCAGAGTATAGTGTTTTTATTGGAACCCAATAATCCCAACCATCCACATCAACTATAACTTCATAAAACTTAAACTGTATGTGTCTATCTGTATATTTATGAATAATACTAGAATAATTATTTTCATTAAAGGCTTGATCATAATCAAATATATTTATTGATCCATTTGAAGCAACAAGTTGTCCGACTGGCAAACCGCTAACCCCAAGGTCAGATGCACTTTTATTTATCGAATAATCTAATGTCTTATCTGATATATTCATTACAAGTCTGGGTGACATTTCTATTAAATCAAATGTTGAGTCTTTCACATTCATTGTATCAACTACAATTCTTATTCCAGAAATATATTCAAACTCTCTATATTGAACTTTACCATCTAATGTTCTTAAAAATTTACTTGGATCTGTTGCGTCTACAACAAAGTTGGTTAGCCTATCTACAGTTTCATCTTGAACATACCACCCATATTTTGGTCTAACTATTGTATAATCTTGACCATTCCAAATATGATATTCTCCAATGTCATTTTCATTTTCTTTAATAAGATATGCATATCCAATTACCGACTCTTTTGGTAAAAAGAGTTCAGTTGGATATGTCTCTGCAAATACAAAGTTATCTCTCCACTCATCTGGAACAATTAGTCCATAAGCAATTTCAACATAGCCATCACTTTTAATAATTGAAGAGCCATCTCTTCTTCTTTTTGATGGATCAAAAGATATAAGGTCTTGCCAATTATTATCTTTTAAAACTTGAATCTTCCACTTGCTAGGAGTTTTTTGATTTAACTCTCCAAAAAATGGATCAGCAAAAGACCCTGTAGAAGATGAAAAAGGACCAAGATTTTCTGTTCCAGTATGGGTTTGCATCTTAACAACAATTCTATTTGCTGGTATTTTTTCTTTATAAACAACAAACGGACAAGCATCTTCAATGTCGTACTGAGACCCACGAACCTTAGACGCAATACCATATTCAGAAAGTGTATCAATTGTTCCCAGTTTTTGTTTACCATCTTTATCTAAAAATATTTGAGATGAGCCATAGGAAACAGAGGCGTCGTTGTAGGTATACTTATATGTTACTTCAGATCTATACGATGTCCAGTATTTAAATATATCATTTTTGTCTGGCATGTAATATCTAGGCCTATCTGCCATAAATAGATTTGGATGATGAAGTTTTCCATTCTCAAAAAATACTGCCTTATTAATTCCAGATCTTGGTCTAAACTGTCCAAAACAATCTTCCAATGAGTATAGGGTTTGCAACTTTTCTTTTTTAGTTAAAAATATAGTGGGAACATCATTATTATCAAAAGATCCATCAACTACAATGTCTGCATCTGTTGCTCCTGTATAAAAATTTCCATCATCATTGATGTCAAAACTTGTGGGTAAAGAAGAATAAACTGTAGATGTTTGTGTTGGTCTATATCTATAATTACCAACATGTTTTATATTTGTTGGTATATTCATATTCCATTCTGCAGTAATTACCGACTTATTTCTAATAGTTGGAGATGTCTCCAGAAATGTCTGCAGGTCTTTGTCTTCAAACATTATACCTCTTCCAGTGTTACAGAAACATTCCAGTAATCAAACTTGGTTCCTCTTTTTTCAACCGAATATGAAAAATCACTAATAAACATTTCAACTAGTTGATTATATTGCTGGAGATGCTTATACGGCTCTGGCGTACCCTTGAATATTCCTTTTCTATCATATGTAAGAAATACCCAAAATGAGCCCTTGTGCGAGTCATACCATTCTAACATGTCTGCTGCTCCTGCGCCTCCGTCTGTTGTGTATGCTTTGTGTGGAGACAACCCAGTTGCTGGATTAAAATTTGGAAAATCTTCATGCGACCTAGATGGAATCATGTCCCAACTAGTGCTTATTGTAATCTTGTCTGCAATGTGATATGACCTCATTCGGCCATTAATCATTCGCTCCCGCTTTTCAATTCGTTCTGTTTTAATATCAATGGGTTGTCTGTTGTCATCAGTTAAAAATAAAAACTGGTCAATAAGAGATTCATCCTCTATGCTTTCTGGATCAGTACCAACCTCAAAACCAATTGGGACATATAGTTTTTTCTTTGGGGTTGTTGTGCTTGCAGGGTCTTCTACTAGGGTACCAGAATTTTCAGACCACAGCATACCGCTTGGTCTGTTATATTTTTTACGACCATTTACATACAACAGCCTTGGATCTACATCACCTTCTGCCACCTATAGCCACCCCCCTAATTCTTCTGTCGTCAACCCTCTTTATAGTTGCCATTACAGCCTGTGCAATTTCGTCTGGATTTGCATCTGTCTTAGCATTTACTGTTAGGGTATATGTATTATTATACACTGAACCGCCAGACAACTCTCCATTATTTATTTTTCTCATTGTATCTAGACCGTATGAATCGACAGCATACTTACTCATAATAAACTCGCCTGGAGTTAACATTGCTGGAACTGTATCAGTCCCCCTAGCAAATCCACCCATAGCAAATCTTTGAATTAAGCCACCCATGGCTTTCCAGTTTGCAAACTGCGACGCTGCTATGGCATTGCCACCAAACTTCTTAATATCTGCTGCAGCCTTTTTCTTTGCTGCTTCTTCTGCAGCCTTTTTAGCATTTGCTGCCTTTACCTCTGCACTAAATGCTGCTGCTGACTTAGCCTTTTGTGCTGGAGTATTTGTTAGTTCGTCTAAATGGGCATATGGAGTGGCGCCCATCTTTTTAATATTTGCATTAACAATTTCTTTATTAAAGGCATCTGCTCTATCCTTCATATTTAATAAATCATTAACATGGCTTCCTGCAGTTTGTCCAGCATTCTTAGTAATATTTGCAACTGTAACGGCATCAGCAATTCTGCTTAAATCTTCTAAATGCAAGGCAGCAGTTGATCCGCCAGTATTAAGTCCATAGTTAAGTGCATCAAAATTATTAGACCCTCCTGAAGATCCAGACGATGACCCTGAAGAGGACCCAGTTGATGAATCAGTTGAAGAATTTTTTATAGGAATACACTTTCCTTCTTGATTTAAGAAATACCCAGAACCACATGGGTTAGTTTTGTTACCTTCACCATCTTGATTTTTAACACAGTTTCCATTTACCATGCTATACCCTGCAGGACATGGTTTTGCACCTGTTTCATCCTTAACACAGTTTCCATTTACCATACTGTATCCTGTAGGACATCCTGTTTCGGTATCACTCTTAACACAGTTACCGTTAACTAGTTTAAATCCTGGAGGACATGTAGTGACACCAGGATCTTGGTACCCTCCAGCGGGAATGATTGGATCTGTATTTACTGTTTGATTCTTATAGGCAGCAATCAAAGCATTAACAATATCAAGAGCATCCTGCATCTGCTTAACAAATTGTGCTGAACTAACTCTTGCAAGATCAACTTCGTTTTTAATTCTTTCCCATGCATCTCTTGTTTTTCCTAATACAGTAATTCCCTCAATCGCCTTTTCTAAAGCAAGTTCATTAAGTCTTAATGTTTCTCTATTTGGCTCAAGGCTCTTTTGTTCAATATCATAAATTTCGTCCTGAAGTTTTTTAATTTCTTTTTCGATTTCAATTCTACTTCTGCCGTCTTTAGATCTTAGTTGTGATAGTTCATACTCTCTTGATTTTTCTAAGGCATCCTTTTGTTTTGTTACGGCATCGGCTGCAGACTGCGCTCTCATTTCTTGTGCAGCACGAGCAGCAGCAGCAATATCTCCAGATGTCAACGCCTCGGCAAGAGTTAGTTGACCTTTCTGTTGCTGTGATATTGAAGCATTTGCTTTT